CGCCTCATTGAATCGAGTTCTGTTTTTAATTCGCTGGTTTCAACAGATTGCTCCACAGGAGCAGTTTGTTCTTCGGACATGAATTAGCCACAGGCTAAATTGCCTTTAAAGGCTATCAGCTCCATTTAATTTTGTTCGCCCAAAACGCCGCGCTTGTTTTGCCCTTAGCGATATTTTTCGCATGACGCGCCTTAAAAGACGCACGCTTTGCCTTATCCGCCGCTGATTCACCCTTGCGCGGGCGCTTTGTTTGTGCGCCCTGCATCCCAAAACGTATGAGCTTCGGGCTGCCTTTAACACTGACCACAACGGCGTGTGATTTGCCGCTCGAATGATTCGGCGTCTTAATCGGCTTGTCGTAGCCCGAAAACGTATGGCCGCCACGTTGGATGCTCATCGTTTTTTGTTGTAGCGGGCGTAGATCGCAGCATCTGCCGTTCGCGCCTTATCGCCCCGCATGTAGCTGTTGACCCGGCCCATTGCCCATGCTGCCATCGGAACGTTGCGCGATCCGCTCGACAAATATGCGCCCTGCCCTTTTCGGTAAACAGCAGCCAGCTCCCCATAGAAGAATCTGGTTTTTTCGGCCTTACCTTTTAGCGTTCTTTTTGTTGCGGCGTTTAGTGGTTTTCTTTTTGGTGCCACCTTGCTTGGTCCTCGATGCAGAAACAGCTTTGATGTCGATAAATTCGCCTGCCTTATAAGCAGCAGCCGTGCTCTTGATCTCTCGGGCTTTGCCTGAGCGACTCTTGGAACCGGAAAGATACTTTTTAGGCAGACCAGTGGCCTTGTCTTTTGGGACTCGCCGCTGCTTCTTGGCCATTACTTTTTTTTGCCCCCTTTCTTTTTCTTCTTGGGCGCAGTCATCTGGGGCTTTTTAGGTCCGGAATAACGAGGCATCAGGATTCCTCCTTAGCTGTTGCTTTTTTGGCCTCAGCTTTTTTGGCTGCAGGCTTTGACTTCTTCTCTTCGCCCGGAAGCGTGAGTTGAAATCTACTGTGGAGCTTAGCCACTGGAATTTAGGCGTCTGAGCTGATTCTAGGCTAACCCTTACAGCAGCACGGTTCAATCAAAGTGCTTTTCAATCAATTCCAAGTCCGCTGGGCCTTCCGCCGCTGCATACAAAGCTTCAATCAAGCTCCTTAATTTGCGCCGATCATTACCTGATGTTTTTTTGATCCCCTCGGCCAGTTTTCTTGGGATCGTCTTATCTGCAGGCCAAGCCCCAACCAATTCAATCCCGCGATCTGGTGTCATTTCAATCCCTCCTCTAGTGCATCATCCACCCATTGGTGCAGACGTGGATGACTTGCTTTTAACCCTTTGGGATTTAGAACGTATTGCACAAAAGCTTCTGCGAATTGTTCTTTTTCATTTTGATGAGAATATTTAGAAACGAACCGCTCGCCTTTAAGCCCCTTGTACTTGTTAGCAAGCTTGGTCCCAGCAAGACCTCGGAAATGAACCTGATGCCCAACCTCATGAATGGATGTTGGCAGCCAGTTGTCAGGGCCTAAGACTCCATCACCTAAGCCGTCCGCGGTCCATGGCCCCTTAGGTGCTGTTTGACCGGAGCCCCATCCGCCACCTGGCTTATAGAAATCAATGTATGCGTTTTCCCTTTTTAAGGAATCCTCAGCAGATTCAATAATGGCTTTGATCCGCTTTTTGTTGAAGGTCGTTGAGCTTGGTGTCATTGCAGCGTTAACGATGCCAGAACTGCGCGTTGTGTAACCAGCGGCTCCGCTTGCCTTACCCATTACATGCTTTAACTCGGTCATGTCTCCTTCTTCAATTGCCTTTAACAGGCTGCGTGCGCCATTGAGACCACCTGGGTCATTTTTCTGTTTTTCTAGTGCTTCAACGGCTTTTCGTTGAGATCTTAATAACGCCTGATTCCCTTTAAACCGTTCAGCATTAGCGAATTTTTCTGGAATACTAGGGTGCATCACGATCTCTTGCTTCTCCATAAACCGGCGCATTTTGCGAACGTTTTCCCCTACTTCCCCTTCTGTTTGCTCTAACAACTTGAAGCTGTCATCAAACATTTTTGCGGTGCCTCCCTGCTTTTGAAATACCAATTCATTTTTTACGCCAGGTCTTAAGACACGCTCCGATTGTTTCTGCTGCTCAAGAGCAGGTTGTGGCTTAGGTTTGGCTTTTGGCTTTGCTTTGATCTTTGACGGATCGCCATAAGCCCTTTTCAAATCTTCAATTGTTTTCTCTGATCCATCCTCACGCACAAAACGTCGGATTGCTCCATCAGGGCCATACTTGCGCGACAACGCATTGAAATAACCGACCTGGCCTTTATCACCAAGCACTTTTTCTTGCACAGCCTTCGGCTGCCGCTTCAGCCATGGGCCATAGTTCTCGCCATCTGGAATGTTTTTGTCCCCACCTGGCCTGCCTAATTTGCTTGGTGGTGGTGGATCAAATCCAAGCCCTTCATAATCAACGATCGGAACTGTGGTTGATCTGCAGTTGAAGTGCTGCGGTGGGATTGGGCCTTTGCCGTAAAGATGCTCCGTACCATCCAAGGCTCTACAGATTGGAGAAGTCCTGCTGTCCAGAGTTGCTGTGTATCGATACTTTTTCGTGATGTCTTGGTTGGCTTCATAAGCTTTCATGCTCGCGGCGTTGGCCACTTGATTCACACTGGTGCGCACCAACGTGCGGATCTGATTATTGGCGCGAACAGTTGATTCACCACCAGCGCGAAGAATCTGAGAAATAGGCCCAGCATCTCCTTCAACCAAACGACCTTTGAGCCTTCTAATGATTGAGTCCGTTGACTCACCCGTCAAAAATCCATTACGAACTGCTTGGCCAAAAAACGCGGCCTCCTTTTGGGCCATATTTGCAAACGAGTTCTTCAAGACCTGACCGTTTGGCAGCGTCATTGTCACCCCATCAGCAACCGTGACCCTGACCACATCCTTGGCCCCTTTTACGGCAGCCTCTAAATCGTCGCTAAGTGACACGATCCCCTGCTGTGTTGGATCTGCTGTTGCTACGGCTTCAGCAAAACGCGGGCTGATTTCAACCGATCGGACTTGATCACGAAATTCAAGCGGTATTGCTTCTCTCAACTCGCGTTCAACAAAGCCAGCTTGAACGCCTGCTAATTCTTCCAGCTCTCTTACTGACAGAGCTGTGCTGTTTGACGCCCAAGCATTCAGTGATGTTTTTAGCTGGCCAAGTGTGGCCCTTAACCGTGCAGCTTTTGCAGGCGCAGAAACAGCGTCCAGCCCAGCAAGGCGCTGAGCAGTATCCACAAGTAGATCGTTATATGAAACGATGATCCGCTTAGCGACGCTGTTGCTATAGCGGTTGAGGTCGATTGCATTGCGGTAAAGCTCGGCAGGTGTGCTCATTGTTCATAGATGCCAAGAACTTTTGCCTCTTCAATACACACAACACAAACATCAGCGCCAAGGCGTAAAGCTTCAGTGAGAATCGACGTAAACTCAGCCAATACGTCTTTGTCATATATCGCAATGCTGCTTTCAGTTACGGCGCAAACCTTGCCGTCCAAATGCCATGCCATTCGGATCACAGCGAAATACTGATTAGCAAGCTTGTCGTGCGAATAAAAGAACGATTGGCTTGGTGGCTCTTCCGCTTTTGACTTGCGTAAATTATTCAGCCAATCCATTGTCTGCCTCCGGTTCTCCTTCAGGCATTGTGACTTCCTGCTGTGGGACTGGCTGCGGTGTTTCCATCAATCCGCCAGCCTGGGTTGCTTCAAGCTCATTTTGAACACTGAACTCATCGCCTAGTATTTCTCCTGCCTCTAGTTGAAGCAGTAACGTCTCTTGGGTGATTGTGCCAGCGGTGTAAAGCTGCAACAACGCTTGAATCTCTTGTGGCTCAAGTCTTGCGCCCATGAAGTCACGATTGACAAGGCTGCTGCCAGCTTGTGACTCCTGCAAGTAATCAGCGTGAAACCGCAGGCAGTTGTCGATCATGTCCTGCATCTGCTGTGCCACCACCATCATCGTGGCATCGCCTTGACTGCGATCTATGCGCTTGGCCTCAGCCGTCTCACCCACAAGCTTTGCCCCCATCACAGCAGCAAGACCAAGTTCGTTGATCTGTGCTTCGATTTGTGCAAGCCTGCGGAACTGCGCGTCGTAGCTGTTGCCAGCGGGCTCGATATATTCGGCGCGTGAATCTGTCGGGAGGGCAAAAGCTTCCCCAGGGCCTGCGCTGATCTCTTCAGCAGACTGCGGGAATCCAAATAGGGCTAATAATGGAACAGCACTCAGATGCAGTTGGTTCGAAAGATCAGATTGAACCTGATAATGCTGCAGATTTAGCTCAGCAATATCAGCCAGCGGTGGGAATGACTCCAACAATCCAATGCGGTTGGAATAGGCAACGCTGAACGGGATTTCGCTCAAGCTTGTTGTGCCTTCATCCACAACACGGAAATCACCCTTTTTATCTTTTTGGAAGATCTCAAATGCGCCAGGAGTCAATACACGCACTTGCTCGATTTGCTTTTCTCCGTATAAGCCATCGGGCACGAGGATCTTTTCAGAAAGACGAAGCTGCGTCAGTTTCTGCTGCCCATCCGTTGTTTCATATCTCCAGCCGAGTATGTCACGCGGAGAATATTGAATCCAGTAAGGACGGCCATTGTCGCCAGACTTTGGCGCATCAACAAGAACGCCGACGTGCCCGTAGCGAATGCAAATGCGCGATGTGTTGTAAAGCCACGTCTGCAAGTCATTTCCCTGCAAATCAACGTCAAATAATTGCTCGCGGATTTGATCGGTTACATCGTCAAGCCTGACTGGTTTACGGGTCAACATGCCCGCCAACATCCGCTCGATTCGAATTAAAAATGGACTGACGACACTTCTTTGCAGCCTTGCGTCATAGCTAAGGTCTTGCTCTCTTGGCTCTTGTGGAAGAAAACGACGGTGTTTTCTGCGCACGCTAAATGTTCCCCCTTGGAGCGCCTCTAGTAGCTCCCAATGGGGCTCCATGTTTACCCAAGCTGTGTTCGGGCTATCCACCGTTGTAACGTTGCCAACGCGCTGGCGACCACCAGAGAAGCCTGAATACACAGTTAAATCCCGCCCGATACCACAGTTTAGTAGAGCCTAATGCCAGTGCCCCGTCCAGCACGCGCATGAAGCGGGGAAAATTCTCTCACCACCAGATATCCAAAGGCGTCACAGAAATGATCGAAGCCGGCCTCTTTATCGGGCTCGGCTTTTGCATTCCACGATTGCAACTCAAGGCATTCAATCAATCTTTTGCACTTGTCAGAGATTTGAACTCGAACTAAACCCTGGGAATTTTCCAGGAGCACCTGAACAGCAAGTATCCGATCACGTACGGCGGGATTGCTTTTGCCTGACTGATTCGAGAACCCAAACGACTCAAGAATTGCAATGTCCGTGCGCGAACTGTTGGTATGGCGGCTAGAGCCCGAGGCATCGGGGTAAACATAGATTCTTTGATCAGGGTATCGCCTTCTTATTTCTCTAGACAAACTCTCTGTATCGTGAGCCTGTGCGATTTCATCTATTATCACGAGCCGGTCGCCAATGCGGACCCCGACAACAGCATTAGTGTTTGCGACGTTGAAATCAATCCCGATCCTTAAAGGTTCGTTCTCAACGTCCGGTAATTCTGTGATGACGTGTTTAGCACGATCAAAACGATCGTAAATCTGTCCAGTATTTAGGTTGACAAAATCACCGTTTAAATAAGACTTGATCAAATTTTCTGGATAATTCTCTAGCAACGAATCAACGAATCCTTCTGGGAGATATGGATTGTCAGTTGTTTTGGCGCGGATCAATGCAGTGTCTGCGCTTGCGTTCTTCTCAAACGTGTCAAACGCCCACCCAAATCCCTCTGGGGTAGTGGCAGCGTAAAACTGCTGCACGTTGCCAGAACGAAGGCGAGCCAGTGCCATCCGCATGGCTTGGGTCGCAACTGACTTGTTTGCTGTATCGGCTTCGTCGAACCCAACAGCGCACAAATTTTGACCTCGAATCCTGTTGGCCGTCTCCATGGTGCGAAGCAGGATGGTGTGACTGCCCTCTGCGAAGTGCAGCGTGTATTCCGGCAAGGGGCTTACACGAAAGTCAAAAGGGATCTCCCACTTTTCAAGCAGCTCATCCATCGAACGCATAAGAATATCCCTCAACATTGGTGCTATCGGCTCAAACAAGGCTGAAACGTGGCCCACGTTCAAGGCAGCCATGTGAACACTTTTGCAGATCAAGCCGTATGTCTTGCCTGCCCCAAATCCGCAGACAAGCCCAAGCTTGCGGTGCTCAGTGTCCTCGCAGAATTTGACCTGATGGGACAACATGCCGTCTTGAACGCGTGCAAGAACTTCTGTTGTTGTTGGTCGTTCAAAAGTCTGTATGTCTTTAACGAACCCGAGAAGAGGCTCGTTGCCTGTGATGCCTGAGAGCAACGGCATCAGCTCAAGTCAAAGCGAAGAAGCTTGGCTTGAGTCTCAAGAGCCTTGATTGCAACCTGCAAATTTTCGTCACGACCTGCGCGTTTTTCATATTGCACAAGGCGTGCAATTGCAGCAGCTAACCATTCAGGGCGCTCAATCTCTGAGTCTTTAGCGATGAGCTGTCTTGCTCGTGCCAGGTATTCATCCGCTTGGCGCGGCTGTACGCCCCACTCTTTCGCAGCGTATTGCACTATTTCAAAACGCGAATATGACTGCAACAACAACTTGTAGACAGCGTTTACGCGCTCTTCAATTTCTACATTGGTTGATTTAGCCATGCCCTGAATTTAACAGGGGAAAGAAGGAGTGGTAGCTCACTACAGCTCCCTGCCAGAGGTCAGTTGCTCGGCACCTCTTTAACGGTGTAAGAAAAATTGCACTCCGTTGCAGCCGTTTTAAGAACCTCCAATTCATCTGTGTCGTAGGCGTAGTCGTACCACTCCTCCACCGTTCCAGAGAAGGCGGTGACAACGTAGGTAACCCCAGCAACCCTGCTGAGTTTAAGAAGATTGTCTGCTTCTAGCTTGTCCTGAGTTCTTTCAAACTCTTCAAACAGGTTAAGCATTGTGTGATGATAATCCATAAAAAGTTACTACAGTGTGAGGGTTGAAAAAGCTGCGGTCAAAGGTCCATGGGGAGGGTTTCTCCGTGGACAGTACCGAGTTCGTTGATGTAGTCCTGGAAGTGCTCGTAAAGCCCTTCGTAGTCATCAGCTTCTTGGACAGTCATTAACTGGTGGAGTGCTTCGCGGATCTGAAGGGCCCGTTCCAGGCGTTGTAGTTCGGTCATTGGTGTAAAGCGACGATGCGGGTGGTCTTCACCCGTGGTAAAATACTACAGTACAGACACGGAAACGTCAATGAGACTGAACCGCTTCACGCTCCAGGAACTTCATCTGCTCTCTGACTCCTTGTACTGGGAGTTCACAATCTTTGAAAAGAGCGGCTGGGCTGACACAGCGCGTGCCCGACAACTAGAAACGCTCCAGGGAAAGATTCACGAATACATGGAAACTAGGTATGAGCCCTCTTAGACGTAGGGCCACGCCAGTTGTGTGTCAGATGCGTAAACGTCCTCATCGTTTATACCGATGGGGCGTTCTGCCACGTACGCGTTAAACAGTGGCTTCAAACGTTCCAGGGTCATTCTTAATGCTTTGGCTTGTTTAGCCACGTTCATCTGTCCCGTATAGAGCCGCTCCAGGGCTCTTACTAGCTCTTTAGGGCTTGCTGGGCCGTATATAGGCTCATTCTTTCTAACCATTGACACTCTGCCCCACGCAATTCTAACTCACTGAGCAAGCGCACCTGCGGTGCTCCGCTGCGCCGGGCTACTACAACCGCTCCACACTTAGGCTTTAACCCAGTCAGGTGCTGCAATCCCAGGGAATACGCTCCGGTCTGGCAAATGTAATTAGCCAACATTTCTTCACTGCGAGCGTTAACGCTGGTTTTCCAGTCAGCAACGCAGAGCGTCCCGTTTACGTCGAGTAAAGCGTCAGCCGTTCCAGCCCAGCCGCGTGGGTCATATATAGAAAACTCGATGGCATGAATGGCCGTTACGTTCTCTCCGATCCAAGTCCGTAGACCTCGGGCGTACCCAGAGGCGCTCCAGGGGACTCTAGGAGCCCCTTGAATGGCCTTCTCGATTGCCCAGGTGGTGATTCCTTTAGGAGTACGCTCCAAGCCGTCATCTCCAGTCCTCCAGTTTCCTCGCTTGTTTGCGCTATTTCTTGCCAGCTTTGCCGCCGTCTTGAGGACATACTCCGCGTGGTTGTGCGCCAAAGTGCCGCGCTCGCAAGCAACATCACGCTCCAGGGGAGCAGTGGGTCGTTCCAGCCATTTGTCGAGTGCATCTTTTTGCCATTGAGGTGAGGTTTCTTTGAGGATGTGTGTCACTGAGGCGTAAGACACGCCGGACTCATCGCGATACACACGGTGCGGGCCAGAGTCATCACGCTGCAAGGTCCAGCGGCGTAATCCCGCTAGTGCGTTTTGTGCCTCAGTTGCTTGCATCCACCAAATCCATTTGGTTCTTGAGCCAAGCTTTCTGCAATTGGTGAGCTTTGGGTTCTATTAAGTGCATTGAACTAACAATCCCAGTGATGTTTCCCACTGAGATTGAAACTCTTCCGTCTTCCAAAATTGTGGTGATCGTCTCAGGTAACGGTTTTTCGTAGTGACGATCAGGCATTTAACTCTTAAAGCTGGTTGAGTGTAGGCAGTAAAAAAGGGGCAATTACGCCCCAGAAACATGTTGTTTTAGTTGGCCTTGAACGGGTTGTCCCCGGTCAATAAGCGGCTGATGTCGAAGCCGCTATCACGGGATTCGGTCCAGGCAGTTTCGATGTCGGCCTGAGCGCCTTTTTTGCGTGGTGCAGGGCGCAAGCTGTAGCGGGTTTCTAAGCCCACACCATCTTTGCCGAGGACAAAATCCCAGGCAAGCAGGTCGGCGTAGTCCTCCATTTGGCTGACTGAATCGAGTTCGTTGATCAGGCTCTTTTGACCGAGCTGCATGATCTGAACTGAACTGGTGTCGTAGTTGTAGACAGGCACGGCAATGGCAAACTTCACCTTGTCGGGTGCAGTGCCTTCGCGGTTGAGACGGCGGCTGTAATCAGTACCCATCTCTTCTTCGATGTCTTCGGGGCTTGGATCTTCTGCGAAACGGAACGGCTTTGACTTGCCGTCGGTGGTTTCGCCCCAGCACTCGAAAAACTCAAGGGGTTGGTCGTCCAGAAGAGCAAAGCGGACATTGCCGCCGGACTGAATTTTGGAGGGGTTGAGATAACCACCGCCGCCACCGCCAGAAGCGGCAGATTTGTTCTTGTCTGAGATGAATGGCATGGTCTTGGTTGCTGTGGGCGTGTTGCCCTGTGCTTTTCTACTGTAGCAGGATGCCGACAGTGGTCAAGTGCGGTAGGATAAAAAACCCCAGAGCCGGAAGAGCTGCTGGGGTGGTTTGACAACCGACTTGACCCACACACTGTAGCAGATGCTTCTTGCTGATTTTGTTCTTACGTTGCCTAAAACTTGGGCAACCGCTCCGATTTATGCCGCTGGGGTAACGCTCCCAAACAAGAAAACCGCTTGTGGTAAATCTCCTCTTGGCCGCGCTTCAAGAGAAAACCTTTCACCTCAATGCACGGCTAATTACATAAAAGAAAACCCGGAGACATTCCAGGCCGTCGGTGTTTACAGCGGTACTCGCTCCGGCGGTTTGGTCATCTTTGACGTTGACCGCAAGCTTTCTGAAATTAAAGAAAAATGGGGTGATGACCTAGCAAAAGCGCCTTGCATTACATCGCCTAGGCCCGATGCGGCCAAGTTTTTGTTCATTGTTCCAAAAGAAGATCGGCTAAAAGTCGCTTCAATGAGTCACGTTGCTGCAGGGCAGCAAGGCTGGGAAGTTCTTTGGGGTGCTCAGGGCGTTTTGTGCGGCGCTTACAAAGAAAAGGGTGAGTACACGTTCCAGGGAGATGTGAACGCGATCCCGGAAGCTCCTGAGTGGCTTCTTGAGCGAATGCGGGAGCAGTACCGCAAGGTTAATCAAACCGATACCGCACGCAAGCTGCGCGATACGCGTTACACCAACCGGTCCAGGGAAGAAAAGATTGCGATTGCTGAAAGCTGCCTGAGTGTTATTGAGCCGCGCGGTGCGTTTAGTGAGCGGTTTTGGTGGGAGATAGGCGCAATGCTTCACAGCGAGCTGCCGAACCAGGATGGTTTGAAGCTCTGGGAACAGTGGAGCCAAAAGGATGCTGAATACGCAGAGCACTGGGAAAACGGCAACAACCCTTGTGCTGATCGCTGGGATGCCGGTTTCACGGGTGGTGGTCTTGGGTTTGGCAGTTTGATCATGGAGGCGGATTCGGTCGATCCAGATCGAACTCGATTTCAAAGGGACGGTCTTACACAACTGGTGGACGAGATCCAGGCGGCGCCAGCAAAATTCAAGCTCGACTTTTTAGGCCCTGAAGAGCTGGTCGCCCGTGGTCTTGAGATTGAAGAGACCTATGACAATCCGGCGTTTGCGGACCAGGCAAAAACCATCCTGGCCCAGGAAGGTGGGCGCCAGCGCGAAGGTGCTGCTGCTATTGACCGGCTTCTGGACGCGCACACTACTTACGAGCGAAACCGTGGGTGCAAGCCTGCTGCTGTTGGGGAGTTGGACAACACACCGTTTGAGTATTTGATTCCTGGGCTTTTGCCAAAACCTTGGCTTCTTCTGATCCACGCTGATGGGGGCACGGGTAAATCAGCCATGTGCCAAACGTTGTGTAAACACATCAGCCAGGGCATCCCGTTCAATGTTCACGGCGCAAACGTGCCAGTGGCTAAGGCCAAGTGCCTTTGGTTAAACGGTGATCAAAGTGAGCGAGTGCTTCGCTTTCAGTTTGAGGAAAGGGGCATGACCTCGAATGTCGATGTCATGGCTGAGTGGGACATGCAGTGGTATCGACAGTTTTGCAAGATCCAGGAAAGGGAGAAATATGCGCTTGTGGTGATTGACAGCCTTGATGGATGTAATGACTCCAACCCTTACGAGGAAAACCGCCGTGAATACGCTCATCCGCTAAAGCGGTTAGCTCGTAGGAACGGAAAAGACTTTCCGGCGTGCTCGATCATCGTGATCCATCACAACAACCGAAACGGTGGTTTTCGTGGCACAAGCGCAATAAGGGCCGCTGTGGACGAAACGTGGAACATGGTGAAACTGGACAACAAACAGGTTGCAGAACTCGGCCTTACCTACAACAGCCGTCTGGTCACGGTTGAGAAGTCCCGCGATAACCGCGAGGACATGCGCCAGGTGTTCACGCTGAAAGATGACTACACCTACGCCATTGGGCCTGTTCCTGAGCCCAAGGAAAGGTCAATTAAAGGCCCAGAGGGGTACAAGCTCGCGATGCTCAGCGAAATGAGGACAAACCGCAAAGCTTGGGCAGCTAAGGATTTTGAAGACCACGAAACCCTTGGCGGGGTTCACCGAAAGCGGGTCATCAAATACGCGCTTGAAAAACTCGAAGACCAAAAACTGATAGAGCGGTGCGGGCCTCCTGAAGGCGCCACGTTTAAGGGCAGAAAACCTAATTATTGGCGGGCTGTCGGTACAGACGTTCCAGGTAAGTTCAGCACTCGCGCACGGGGGGCGTCTGTTTTAAGTAGTGTTAAAAGTGCAACCCCTTCTGCTGGAACGGATTTGAACGACAATGCAGATTGTCAAAAGCCTGCAATTGTCAAAAGTCCCCCAGCTTCTGACCTTTTGACAAAACCCGACCTTTTGACAAAGCCGATTGTTGTTAAGAACCCTTCCCCTGGAACGGATAAGGCTTTTGACACGCCTAATCACACACATAGGGTGTTGCCTAGTGAGGCCGACAGGGTGGACAGTTGGGACGTTTGGGACTGAGCTATGCACCCCTGCCTTTCTGACCCCAGGGCAACAGACAAGCAACGCGTCCTTCACTGGGAACGTTGCTTGGTTGGACTTTGGAAAATTCCAGAGCCGCCCGTGGGGTGGAAAGAATCTCTGCGTCTTCGGGATGAGCAAGGATTGACGAAATACCCATAGAGTGCTACATTGTTAGCAGCGTTCACAAACTTGTGACTGAAAAACAAACACGTTGCACAATACAAACAGGACACCACTACGGTGGCAAGTTCTTTAGTAAATTGTGCGAAGCGGCATTGCTAGCTGATCCTCGTAACCGCTCCAGGGTTTTGGACGCGTTTCCTGAAATCGTGTCTAAATATGGACCCGGTAGTGCCTTTTACAACGAGTACCTTTAATGAAAGAAATCACAGTCCGCATCCCCGAAGAAGTTTTGGCCCAAGTAGATAAAGAAGCTGGGCTGAAGCATGTGTCGAGGGCTCAGTTCATTCGAGATCAGCTTGTTCTTAAAAACAGCAAAACTGTTGGTGATTATGGGCCTAAAGACTTTCATTCCTTGGTAAGTCTTGTTAGGCGTAGAACAGGTAACAGCATGGATAAAAGACAGCTAGAGAACGTTGTCGCTGTTGTATTTAACGAACTAGCTAATTAATCTGCACACCACACATCAAGGGCTTGTGACTTCACCAATGTCTTCCCCCGCATCACATTCTTTCACGATCGGCGACGTCAAGGTTTACATCGGCTTTGAACATCTAGACAAAGTTCAAACCGCTGGATCTATTTGCTTTGACACAGAAACGCTCCAGTTACAACCAGAGCGCAACAAATTGCGTCTTCTGCAGCTTGGTTCTGGCGTGCGTAATACTGTTGTCCTCATTGATTGCTTCGAGCTTAATGAAAGTGACTGGACTAAGCTCCGCAGCTTCTTCTGCAGTCCAATCCGATACTGGCTGGCCCATAACGCTGTATTCGATCTTGGGTGGTTGCAAGAGCACGACATCTATCCGCATGGGTGGGTGCGCTGCTCCATGTTGGCCAGCCGACTTCTCACAAACGGGCTGCCTTTCCCGAAACACGGACTTGCGTACGTCGTCAAACGTTATCTAAAAAGAGAACTGTCTAAAGAGCAGCAAAGATCAGACTGGAGTGGTGCCTTAACTGATGACCAGCTTAGGTACGCCGCTAATGATGTAATTGCTTTAATGCAGCTAGATAATATTCTTGATCACGAAATGGGTAAGCATAAACTCAAAAGTGCCTACTCTCTTGAGTGTCGTGCGCTGCCTGCAATGGCTCAGATGTGGCGCACTGGTTTACCCTGGAACGCTGCTAATCTGCAGCAACGGAAAGAAGACTACGAAGCAGATATAAAAGCTTTAAAAAAGGACTTTATTCTGCAACTTGATCATGCTTTGCCTGAAGGTAAAAAACTACCTAGGGACAAAGATGGTTCTTTTAATTTACGTGCTAAAGATGAGGGCAGGCTAAGCAATAAAACTAAAAAGTATAAAGGGTTCAATCTGAATAGCCCTCAACAACTTATGGAAAAACTGGCAGATATTTTACACGAAACACCTAAAGATGCAAACGGCAAACCCAGTGCATCGCGCCAGGTTTTGCGTACTTATGCCGCAGATCATGAAGTTGTTCAGATTTATTTGGAGTGGAAAAAGGCAGATAAACGCCGTCAGATGATTAACTCTATTCAGGAGAAAATGAATGACGACGGTTTTGTACGCGCCAGCTACATGCAACTTGGTGCGGAATCCGGGAGGATGTCCTGTATTAAGCCGAACAACCAGCAGATTCCTCGCGACCCACAGTTTCGTGGGTGCGTAGAAGCGCCGGAAGGTTACCTATTAGTAGACGCTGATTTTGGTCAGATGGAGCTAAGGCTTGCGGCTGCTATTGCAAAGGATGAACGGATGATCTCTGCGTTCCAGCGTGGTGAAGATCTTCACACCGTTACCGCCGAAACTATTGGGTGCAGCAGACAGATAGCCAAGTCTGCAAACTTTGGTTTGCTTTACGGCTCAGGGGCGAAGGGGCTGCGTAACTATGCCGGTGGCTCAGGCATCACCATGTCGGTTGAGACTGCTGCCGAAATCCGTACAAATTGGCTGGATGCTTTTTCTGGGATTGCTAAGTGGCAACGGCAAATGGCAAAGGAGTCACAAGACAGTGAAGGGTATAAGTGGGCCGAGACTCGGATTTTGGTTTCTGGTATGCGCCGCTATTTACAAGGAGATATGAACCGGCTGACTGTTCGCTGCAACACTCCGATCCAAGGAGCTGGCGCGGCCATCCTTAAGTGCGCTCTTGGCAAGCTTTGGCCATTGGTGCATGAGGCAGGTGAAGAGACAGTGCGGATTGCAGCCGCAGTGCATGACGAAATTTTGTTGCTGGTGCGTGAAGATGCTGCTGAAGAGTGGGCCGCTTGTCTAAAACAAGTGATGGAGGAGGCTGAAGCTAAGTGGTTAGGGGACATCCCCGCATTGGCTGAGGTCTCTATCGGTAAAACTTGGATGGAGACCCATTGATGACACGCGTTTTTTCCACAGCTAAGGGATGGTGCTGCTTAGGCCCTGCAGGGCTAAAGTATTACACACATCTAACTGGGGCGATGGATGCCGCGTACCGGCAGACAAATAGCGATGGAACGTCTAAACAAAGCAATCCAAACCGCAGTTACGGGTGACTTGCAGAGAGCAGCCATGTTCCTAGAGCGTGCCAGGGAAGTTAGGGCAGGTTGCACAAAACAGCGTGCTCAGTCTCGTCATGCTCAAGCAACCGCCTGGAAAAAGAAAGCCGATTCCCCTTTAGTGTGGTAACATATTTGTAGTAATCTAGAGTTTATGGCTTTGCGCCACGGCAACAAAACATATTTTCAGATTCTTTTGGACCCGCATCGAGCAGAGCTAGTGCAGCTTTTGGCTAAAACACAAAACAAACGTGCAACAGCTTGGATGCGGGACACCATTTACGCGCGTTTAGAGGCAGAGTGGCCTGAGCAGACGTATAAAGACGCTGCAGAAAAAGATGCTTTGCAATGGCAGAGATCCATACATCGTCGCGCTGATGGCAAACTCAAGTAAACCATGAGATTTATATTACAAACGCACCAGGATGCTCCGCTTTACTTAGCGGCTTTGTATCAAAATCCTAGGCAGACGTGTCTTTTTACTCCTTTTGTAGAGGACGCCTGCAGTTATACAGACAAAAACGCAGTTTTAGATGCAGTCCGTAAATTAAAAGCTTTGTTTGATATCGATGCACTAATACTTGAATCATCTGAAAAGTAATTTTATATGGAATGCGCCAAGTGCGGGACTAAAACCCGTGTTACTAAAACCTGCAACGACTTTTCAGATCACGTTCGGCGTTATCGCAAGTGTCCTTCTTGCGGCCACACGTTTGCCACAAAGCAACCTCTCGAACAAATTTTTGAGGGCGATCACAGGCACTATCAGGTCTATGAATCGGCCGACATTCTTAAAATGAGACAGTTATTTTTTGACGAAGGGCGCTCATCAAAAGAAGTTGCTGAAGTCTTTGGTTGTTCGGTTAGCTGGATCAATAAGGTTGTCAAACGCAAGGCTTGGGCAGATTTATAAAGAGACAAAGCCAAACTGCTTTACACCTGTTTGACACGCCTCTATAACTGCGACGAGACCAATCCTCAAAAGTCCTAAGCACTTGAGTCATGGCCCCAGTCAACATGAATTGGACGACACGTCCGCAAGATCAAATTGACGCAGCCAAAGCAAAAGTCAGGGACACGCTGCACGAATCCAATCCAAAGCTGACTGCATTAGAAAAAGCTTTTAGAGCGTCTGCACTCCGCCAGCGATCAAAGCATCCATCTCGGCAATGTGATTAACGGCTTGGTGCAACAGCTTGTTC